AAGAAAGAACATTTTATTAAATATCAACAAGATACTGAAGGAAATACTTATCGTGAATTTGACTTTGAAAATCCTGATACTGTAGAATTATTTGAAAGTATTGCAGAAACTGAAAGACTTGCCCTACTTGGATATAGGACCCTCTCTATTAACAAAGATTGTCTTAAAGATGAATGTCGTCCACTTGAAAAAGTTGATAAACCAAGAATTTTTAAAAATGTGCCTTTTGATAAAGTTATATTACTTAAGAAATATCTTGGAAAATTTAAAACCGAATGGACAAAATTTCAGGGAACTATGTTTCATTCTGTAGGAATAAATACAACTTCTCCTCAATGGGCAAAACTCTATAACGATATGAAACTTAAAAGTAATCTTGGATGTGATGCTGATTTTGGAACTTTTGATGGAAATCTTCGACCAGAATTTATGGATATGGCTTGTAGAATTATTCGTAATACTATAAGTTCTAAAAATGGAAATGATTCAGAAATTGATAAAATTATAGAAGTACTTTTAGATGAAAATGTTAGATCTGTTTCTGTATCTGCTTTTACGGTTTATATGGATGAACATGGAAACCCTTCAGGATCTCCTATGACAACTGTTATGAATTGTATGGTTAATTTCTTGTATCATTGGTATTGTTTCATAAAAATTACTGGATATCAGGGTTTGAATAAATTTCTTGATGCAGTAACTCTTCGAGCTTTTGGTGATGATGTCATTTATACTGCTGATCTTGAACTTGGTTATACTTTTGCTAATGTTGCTAAGATTATGATTGATGATCTTGAACAGGATTATACTGATGCTACTAAAAGTTTAGATGGTGCAACAAAACCTATTGAAGAATTATCCTTTCTTAAAAGAAAATTTAAAGTTATATCACCAAGCATTGTATTATGTCCTATCGAAACAGATTCAATTGAAATGAGATTTAATTGGACTAATATTTCACCTAATGATATTATGACTCAGAGAGATCTTATTGAAGAAGGATTATTAGAAGCTGTAATGCATGGAACTGAATATTTCAATACATTTGCAACTTCTATACAGAGGGGTATCCGTAAATGTCAACTTAGCCGAGATATTCGTGGTTTTTACCCTAAATACTCCGACTACTACCAGCTCCTAATGAATAGATACCAGTAAAACGTTGTTGGCCCCCTGTGAAAATTAATACTAAAGATTATTATGGATTCTTCAAAGAATACTGTTAATTCAGGTACTAAGTACCACAACCAAACCGACACCCTTGTGAACGAACTGCCGTCAAACACAGCTCGAACACTTCCTCACTCACAGCTGATTAATACAACAGAATCAGCTATAGCAAATCAAGCTATCGATGTCTCATTACCTCCTGGTGCTATTGATGCTCGTTTTATACGAACATTAATGACACCATCAGGTATGAAG